AGGTGCGACATCCCTTCGGACTGGTTTTCTAGGCAATTTCCAATCTAACGGGTGTTGCACTTTCATTTAGACAACGGGGGCTCATGCCGCCTGTCACGACGAGCGTAAGGTAGGTGGTGGCGGTGCCCGTGTTGGTGAACCTGACTCGTCCGTCGGTTCCGGGGGTGCCGAAGTTGACGGGGAATGTCAGGGGAAATCGCAGGCCTCCGCCGTGCGCCGCCATGCCTGTGCTGTTGGTGGATTCGGCGCCGTAGGCGCGTGGGTCTATGGCGGTCATGTCGATTGTGATGTCGGAGAGCCGGCTTCGTCCTCGATGCGATGGCACCGTGATCTCGATGTTGGTCATGTCTCGGTGGGTTTCGCCGGCAGCGCCCCTGAAGGTGGCCCTTAGGGGCGCTGCCGGTTCTGCGGTCAGGCCGTTGAGCGCGTATATCGCCTGTTCGAGCTCCGCGACGGTGCTGCCCACGTAGGCGACAGTCGCGGTGATGAGCGCCGATTGGCGCGTGGTCTGGCCGGGGTCGAACGCGCCGTGCTGCAGGGCGCGTTCATTGACATCGTTTTTGGCGTCGCTCAGACTCATCCAATCGGTGAGGTTCTGCAGGCCCCAGCCGTGCCGTGCGCCGACGATGCCGGCACCGCCGTCGAACCGGATGGCCGACTGTCCGGTGCCGAGCGTCAGATCGTATGCGCTCATCAGACTCCTCCTGTTCCCGCGAACGCCTTGCCTGCGTAACGGCCCCATGCGAGCGCCTGCTTGCGGGGATCGTCCTGGACGGTGGTGATGTTCTGCGTGATATTGGTTACATTGGTTCGTTGGTCTCCGCCGTATCCGGCAGTGGCGGTGTCGGTACGTCCGATGGTGGACCGGTAGGCGAGTTCGACGCCGTTGGCGGCGGATTGTGCGCGTTGCATGGCGTCATGCACCGCTTTTTCGGCTTTGCCGGCGTTGTCGGTGACGCCTTGGGCGAATGCGGCGGTGATGCTGCGGCCTGAGTAGAGCACCCATCCTCTGCCCGAGAACGGGCCCTCCTTGGCTGGCGAGAACGGGAACAGGTCTCGGATGGACTGCAGCGCACCGCTGACGGCATCCTTGGCTCCCGATATCGCGCCTTTGATGCCGGAGATCAGGCCGTCGATGATGGCTTTGCCTGATTGGACCAGCCATTGGCCGGCACCGGACAGCGCGTTGAGCACGGTGTCCCTGATGCCGCCGACGATTGAGCCGAGTCCCTTGACCGCGCTGCTGACGATCTGCTTGAACCCGTTCCAGACTTGGCCCCAGTTACCGGAGATGATGCCGGAGACGACGTTCACGATGCCGGAGATGATGCCGGAGATTGTGCTGAACACGGCCTTGACGGTGCCAACCGCCGAGGTGACGGCCGGTGCCATTGCGCTGAATGCGGGCAGCAGCAGCGAGTTGATGGCCCATGCCACGAGGTTCGCGACGCTTTGCACGATGGAGCCGAGTTGCTGGATGATGGGCATCACCGCACCGGCGATTTGGGCGACGATTTGCCCGATCGGTGCGATGATTTCGGCCAGGGCGGCCACGATCTGCATGATGATCGGTATGAGCGCCTGTATCACCGCGTTCAGTGGCGGAAGCAGGGTGGTGATCATGCTGAGAATCGGTTGGATCAGCGCGTTGACCACATCCAGCAGCGGCGGCAGCACCGTGGACACGAGGTTGACGATGATCGATGCCACTTGCCCGATGACGTTCATCACGGTCGTGATGACCGGCATGAGAGCTTGGATGATGGATGCCAGCGGGGGCAGCAGGCTCGTTATCAGCGTGGTGATGGGCGGGATCAGCGACTGGATGAGATTCAGCACTGGCGGCAGCACCGTGGACACGAGGTTGACGATGACCGTCACGACCTGGCCTATGGCTTCGCCAATCACCGTGATGACCGGTGCCATTGCGGAGATGATGGACGACACGGCCGGCAGCAGGTTGGCGATCAGTGTGGTGATGGGCGGCAACAGGGACTGAATCGCGCCCAATACCACATTGACGATGTTGGTGATGACCGGCATCAGCGACGAGAACACCTGCATCAGCGGTGTGATGATCTGCGGCACCAGTGGGACCAGCAGGGCCATCACCTCGCTGATTGCGGACGCTATCGCGGTCAGTGTCTGGCCGATGGCCGGCGCCATCTGGCCGAATCCGGTCAGCAGTGGTTCGACGATTTGCGGGATGACACCTATCAGTTGCTGGAAGATCGCGCCGACCGAGTTGATGACGGATTCCAACGACCCGATGAGTGAAGGGCCGACATCCTTGAACGCCAAGCTCAGGGTCTTCTTGAACGTCTCGAATGCTGGCCCCATGCCGGAGAGCGTGTTCTTCAGATTCTGGAAGAGCGCGGAGAGCTGTGCTCCGAAAGCGGACTTGAGTCGCGGGGTGGTGGCGATGAGACCGCCGAGGGCGGCCACGGCCACTCCCACGGGTCCACCGATCAGTCCCAGGGAATTTGCCAGACCGCCGAATGCCTCGCCCAGGATCGGGATCTTGGTCAGGAGCGGTCCGACACCTCCCAGGCCAAGGGCTCCGAAGGCGGCGGCGACCGGAGCGATGACGCCGCTCATGCCGGAGAGTTTGCCGGTGATTCCTCCGGCCCCTTCTCCGAGCTTGGTGAGCCAGCCTGTGACTCGGTCTATGGCGGGGCCGAGCACGTCGCCTATGGCGGAGCCTAGGCCCTTGGCCATGTCTTCCATGGGTCCGAGCGCCTTGGTGGCCGCTTGGATGAGAGGGCCGAGCTTGCCGAACACGCCATCGAGCAGGTTCGCGCCGATACGGCCGATGCTGGCCTTGAGGTTGGCGAACGCGCCTGGCACTGTGGTGCCCATTTCGGTGGCCACGGTGCCCGCTGCGGACGCTGCGGCATCGCTGAAGGTCTGGAAGTCGATTTTGCCTTTCGACGCCATCTCGCGCACTTCGTCGGTGGTGACGCCGAGCTTGTCGGCGAGCGCCTGCCAGATTGGCAGTCCTCGATCGGAGAGCTGGTTGATGTTGTCGGTGTAGGCTTTGCCGGTGGCGGCGACTTTGTTGAAGACCGAGCCGGTTTCTTCCATGGTTCCGCCGGTGGCGGCGGCTACGTTGGCGACGCCTTTGAGCATCGTTTCGAGTTGTTCGCCGGGTTTGATGCCTGCGGCCACGGCCGATGCGGCGACTGTCGCCGCCTCGCCGAGTCCGAAGCTGGTGCCTTTGACGCTGGCGGTCGCGTTGGCCATGATAGCGTCGACGCTTTTCGCGTCGTTGCCGAGGCCTCGGAGTTTGGCCGAGGCGGTGTCTATGGCGTTGAGTCGGCTGAATCCTGCTGTGAGCGCGGTGCCGATGCCGGCGATGCCGACTGTGACGGCTCCGGTGGCGATGCCTTTGACTGCGTTGCCGACGCCTTTGAGCGCGTTGCCGACCGCTCCCATGGCGCTTGATGCTTTGCTGGCGATGCCTTGGAAGGCTGTGAGGAATGCGTTGCCTACGCCTTTGGCGGCTCCTTGGGCGATGGGCGCGAGTTTGCCGAACACGGCTTTGGCGGCGGAGCCGATGCCGCCGAGATAATTGCCGACGCTGCTGAATCCTTTGACCACGGTGGATGCGGCGTTGCGGAATGGTGCGGGGATTTTCGCCGCGAGGTCGGATACCGTGGCCTTGACGCTGTTGAATCGTTGGCCGAGGCCGTAGGCGATGTCGCTGCCGAACTGTTTGACGACCGCGCCTGCGGTTTTGAATGGGGCGGTTATCTTGCCGATGCCATCTGCGACTGTTCGGGCGGCTCCGCCGACTTTGCCGAGCCATCCCGCGCCGTCGAGCATGGCCATGTTGGCGTTGGTCCAGCCGGCGCGGAATTTGTTGATCGCGTTGACGGCCGGACCGGCGATGGCTCCTGCGAGGGAGCCGAGCGCGGTGGACAGTGATGCGGTGGAGGCCTTGCCGGCGTCGATGTCCGAGAATCCGGCTTTGAATTTGGCGAAGATGCTCTTGTTGCTTTCGGCGAGCGCTTTCGCTTGTGTTTCGGCGGATTTTTGTGCTGTAGTGAGTGCTTCTTGGGCTGATTTGAGGTTGCCTGTTGCGGCGGTGAGTTCGATGTCGGCGAGTTTGACTCGTTCTCGTGCGGCGGCGAGGCGTTGTTCCGCCGCTGCGGCTTGTGTGCTGTCGGCTCCGTATTTTTTGACTGCGGCGTTGTAGGTGTTTTCGGCCTGGATCGCGGACGCGGTGGCGGTCTGTTGTTTGATTCGGGCTTTGGAGACCGCCGCCGCTGCGCTGGCCACGTCCTTGGAGAGTTGTTTCATTTCGTCGCCGCCGACGTTTTTCATGGCGTCTTTGGCGGTGGTGCCGAATTCCTTGCCGAGCTGTTTGCCGGCTTTGCTGCCCATGCCTTTGAGGGAGTCCGTGAATTTCTTGGCTCCTTGGCTGCCTGAGCCCGACATTTCCTGGCTGACGGATTTTTTGAATCCAGTCATGACCGGGAACACGCGGACGGCGCCGGTTCCGACGATTCTCGCCATGGTGACTCCCTCTCCTATGTTGTTTCGACGTTGGTGATGATGATTTCCTCGTCCAGCTCGGCGAGCGCCTTGTCGATTTCCTCTGGTGTGGCTTTCGCGGCGTCGATTTGTTTTTGGCGTCGTGCCATGGTCCATGGCATGATTTTTTCGGCCGCTTTGCCGTCGCCGATGGTTGCGGCGAGCTGGAGGAGGTCGATGAGGCGTGCGGGGTATGACCATTGGGCGATTTCCGCGCATAGGGGGTTGCTGGGGTCGTCCAGGAGTTGGTAGACGAGGTCCCAGGCTTCGCCGTAGGTGATGGTTTTGCCGATTTGGTTGGCGCTGATGCCGTACCGTTCGCGGAGGGTTGCCGCGAACGGTTGGCGGTGCTCGTGGTGGAGCCGGGCGAGGGCGATTATTTTTCCAGTACGAGCTGGTTGAGTTTTTGGAAGATTTCGAAGTATTTGTTGGCCATGTCGATCATCGAGGGGGTTGGCTGTGCGAGGAATTTCTCGGCGTCTTCCTTTCCTGCGATTTTTTCGATGAGGCGGGTGAACTGGTCGACGCTGGCGACGTCGCCTTCGCTGATTTCGTTGACGTCTTCGAGGCTGATGCTCAGTGGCAGGTTGATGATGGTGCCGTCGGGGAAACGGCCGTAGAAGTGGTTGTCGCCGATGGCGTACTTGCATTTCGAGGCTTGGGCGATCTGCTTGAGCGCGGCTTCTTCCTGTTCGGGCGTCCAGCTGTCGAAGTCGATTTCGGGGATGCTGGTGGTTTCGGTCTTGGATGTCATGTCGGGTGCCTTTCGGTTGTGGTTGATGGGGTGTCGGGTTTGGTGGGGGTCGCCCGCAGCGACCCGACTGCGTTGCGGGCGACGATTGCTAAGCGGCTGCTGCCACGGTGATGGATGCTGTGGCGCTGGTCACCTTGTTGACGGTCGCGGTGACTTTGGCTGTGCCCGCCTTGATGAGGGTGAGCGTGCTGCCGCTGACCGTGGCGATGGTCTTGTCCAGTGATGTGAATGTCGCCTGGGTGGTGACCATGCCGTTGGTGCCGTCCGTGTAGGTGGCTTTGGCTCCGAGTTTGAGCGTGGCACCGGCTTTGAGGTTCGTCGGCAGCGTTCCTCCAGTTTCAGAGGTGACCGCCACCGACGTCAGCCTTTTGGGGTGTTCGGGGCCACGAGCCATTCGCGGTAGAATCCGCCCCATTCGTCGTTGCGGATCCAGTCGAAGGTGACGGCGTTGCCGCTTGTTTCGCCTCGTGTGCTCTGGTCGGGTTCGACGGTCTGGATTCGGCCGAGGCCGTTGCGGCGCAGGCTCATGCCGTTCTTGCCCTTCAGCACCTCGAACATGGGGAACGTCGCGTCGTTGTCGCCGTCGACGACGATCATGCCGTTGGTGTCGGGGGTCTTGCCGGTGGTGAGCTGGCGGACGATGTCGTTGAATTCGGCGAGCGTGACCTGCAGGGTGCGGCTCTTGGATCCTCCGAGTTTGTAGCCTTCCTGGAAGAATTCGAGGTCGTCTTCCTTGTCGCCGCCGTCCTGCGGGCCGCCGTCCTGCTTGAACAGGCCGACCTTGACGTAGCCTTCGGGGAGCACGAGCGGTGTGGCGGAGCCTTCCGTGGGGTCCACCCATGTGGGTTCGCCGGTGAGCTGGACCGCGAGGAAGCCGGTTACCGGGATAAAGACCTTTTCGAGGTCGTTGCCTTCGGCATCTGCTGTCATGATGTTTTCCTTTCTGAGTTGGAAGGTTGATTATTGGCGTATTTCGCCGACGCAGTGGTATTCGACGGTGAGATACGAGTGGGCCACGTCGGCGGAATCGTCTATCGGATATGGGCCGTTGCACGCTTCGATGCTGGTTATGGGACTGTCTTCGGCCTGACTGATCGTCGGATCCGTGAGGATGCCCGCGATCAGGCGTGAGAGGTCGTCGCAGACTTTATCGTTTTGGCGGGTTCCGGCGCGGATGTTGATGGCGAGTTCCTGATCCCATTGCACGTGGTCGTATTTCGTGGGAGTGAGCTCGCCGACCGTGATGAGCGGCTTGGTAAGCGGGTAGGACATGGTTTTCGGCGTCTTGGTGTCGATCGACACGTCGTGACCCATTTTTCCGAGCTGTTCGCGCAGATGCTTCACGGCCCACCGTTTGAGGTCGGCCGGCAGTACGATGGCTGTCATTTCACCCGCCTCATCGCGTTGGCCAATGTATGGTGTTTGGCTTCGACGGCCATCGCATAGTCCTCTTCGCTACTGACCACCTGCCAGGCGTTGCGATGCTTGAATTCGACATGTTCCACGTAGAGACTGTCACGGTAGTTTCCGGTGACCACGGGCGCCGTGGCGGAGGCGATTTGCAAAGCCTGTTTCGCCTTTTCCTCGCAGAGCCCGTCGACTCCGGGCTCCTTGAGGATCGTGTCGAAGTACGCCTGGTTGAAGTGCATGTCGATGTCGCCCATCTTGGCCATCAGCCGCCTCCTGTCACTTGTTCGAGGTCGGCGACCAGTGTCGGCCGCCAACCGGTGAACGGGTTCTGGTCGGCGGCCGGCATTCCGGTCACCCGCCAGGTGTCGCCGTTGATGATGATGCGGTCATGGACCTTGATGTCGATGGCATGATTCGGCACGATGAGCTGCTTGTCACTGACAGTGCCCTGGTCACGTGGCTCGCTGGCTGCGGAGTCTACGCTGGACCGGCTGTACAGATATCCCTCGAATCGGAGGATTTCGGGATCCGACCAGTCCTCGTCGTAGACGAGGTTGCCGTCGCCGATGACCGGTTTGGCACGTTGTCGAATCATCGGAGTGAGGCTGCTCATGCCGAGACCGGTCTCCATGCCGAGCACGCTGTCTTCGAAATTCATCGTGGCCCCCAGTTCAGTCGGTAGGGTTCGAGCATGTCCTTCTCGATTTGCAGGAGCTGCACGCCGAGCGTGGTGCCCCCGTAGGTGAGATAGCTGACGGATGCCCCGTTGACTGATTGGCTGGAGATGCCCGGCTGGCTGCGCGCCCTCTTGGCGAGGGTGCGCAGCAGTTCGGCGATTTCCGGCACCTCGTCGCGCGGATACCCGTGGTTGAGCTTCACGGTGACGCTACCTGGGCGGTCTGGCCACGAGCCCGACCTCAGCTGGATCGTACCGGCCACGCTCCAATCAATCTGATCGGAGAGCTCGCGCCCGTCCACGAGGACGCTCGTGATGGAGTTGACGTGTTTGGTGGGCAGCGTGAGGATGCTGCCGCCATAGGCATCGACTTTGAGCGTGTCATCGATTTCGGGGGTGACGTGCCAGCCGCAGTAGCGACGGATGGAGCCTTGCGCGGCCTTGATCCACCATTGGGCATCGACTGTCGGGTTGTCCACTACGATGTCTGGGATTGGCATGGTGGACGCTCCTTCCGAATCAGGCCGTGGTCACGGTGATGGCCGTGGTGGAGTTGTCGGTCTTGGTCACGGTGCCGCCAGTGATGTTGCCGTCGGTGTCCTTGGTCAGGCTGATGGATTTCACGCCGACTCCGGCCGTACCTGGAGCGCCTTTGGCTCCTGCCGGAATGCCGATGGTCAACACCCCATTGGCGAGTGTCGCGGTGGGAGCCGTGCCGGCGGCGAGCGCGGTGGCTTTGACGCTGGTGATTTTCTGGCCTCCGCCTGAGAGGTCGAGGGGGTTGCCGTCCGCGTCGAACAGGGCGATTTCGCCGACTGCGGTGGTCGGGTCGAGCGGCTGTTGGACTGTGCGGAATTGTGCCGCTGTCATTCAGGCCTCCTTTTTGGTGGCCTTCGTGGCTTTGGCATTGGCCTTGGCCTCGTCTGCGGTGAGTACGCCCGCCACCGGTTCGATGGTTTCGGATTCGGGCTCGGGTTGCGGGGTTTCCACAGGGACCTCGATTGCGGGAGGTTCGGTGGCCGCGTGGCGTGGCGCGTCTTCGGGGCGGTAGCGGATACCGTTGATGACCCGCATTGCGATTTGGCTGCTCATCACTTGGCCTCCAGCACGACGAAGTTGGCGGGTCGCCAGATGACCTGTGCGGCGCGCAGTTCGGCGCGCACGTAGGTGAGGTTGCGGCTGGCGTAGTCCTTGTGCTGGTTGAATGCCTCGACGGTCAGGCCGCTGCGGTCGAGCAACGCCATCTGGCGGAAGTCTCCGACGATGGCCTTGCCGGCTTCGATCTGGTCGCATTCGACGAGCGGGCGTCCCCATACGGTGGTGGGTCCGGTGCCGAAGGGGCCGTTGCCCATGAATCGCTTGTTGACGTCGGTCATGAGGTCGATCTTCTCGGCGTCTTCGGGGTTGACGAGGATCGCGGACGCGGTGGCGCCTACGGCGCGCAGCTTGGTCAGGGACTGGCGGATGGCGACCACGAGGTTGCGCGCCTCGTCGTCGGCCTTGGTCCAGTTCCCCGCCTGCACGCCGGTGGTGTTGAGCAGGCCCTTGGGCTGGCCGTTGGTGCCGGTGCCGTTGAGGAGCATGTCGGCGAGCTTGAGCTGGAAGCTGTAGTCGAATTCGTTCTGCAGGAAGCTGGCCATGGCGGAGTCGTCTTCGAGCAGCTGGTTGGTGACGGTGTAGCCGTCCGCGTAGCCGTAGACCTTCGCGTCGGCGAGCGCGGTGGAGAACGTGGACTGGGGCTTCTGCGTGTCGGTGGCGTCGTCGCCGGTGTTTTCGGGGATGATGCCGGTGTTGCGGGTGACGCTCAGGATCTGCAGGTATTCGAAGTCGCCTTTGGTGCTGCCTCGGCTGATGAGGTCGAGCAGGGTGATGGCGGGACGGTTGACCAGGTCGACCGCTGGCATGCGCGTGGGCTGCAGGTGGGCGATGGGCGTGCCGATGGCGTTGCCGGCCTTGGCCTGGAAGTAGTCGTCCATGGTGCCGATGCGGGTCTTGTCGATGCGGATGGCGCCGCCGGTGCCGAGCGTGTCGGCGGTCTTGTGCCAGGCCTTGTAGGCGAGGCCGCTGACGAATCGCTGGCCGAGGTCACGGCCTTCGAGATTGTCCTCGTTCTTTTCGGCTTCGCCGAGGCCCGTGGTGTCGCCGGCGAGGATGCCGTCGAGGCGCTTGGTGTTGGATTCCGCGTTGTCCAGAATCTGCTGGAGGGCTTCGGCCTTGGTGCAGCAGTCGTCGAAGTCCTTCTGTTCGTCGGCGGTGAGGTCTCGGCCTTCGTTCTTGGCCTTGTCGATGATGGCCTTTGCGGCGGCTTTCATTTTTGCGATTTCCTGCTTGAGTTGCATCAGGGTTCCTTTCTGTTGGTTATTGGATGTCGAGGAGGCGCAGGCGGCGGATGCCGTCGGCCAGGCGCGGGGTAGATGGGGTGGAAGGCTCGTCGTGGGGCTGCTGGTCGGGGTCGAGGCCGAGCAGTGCCTTCTTGGCGCTGACTTCGGTGGCCTGGTTCATGCCGATCGGGCAGATGGAGACCTCGAAGAGATCAAGTTGACGCAGCTCGTAGTAGCCGGGCGTGAAGGTGCCGTCGTCGTTTTTCTGCCCGTCCACCCATGCGCCTGCTTCGACGTTGTACGCGAAGCTCATCTGGCTGACGCGGTTCTCCTTGAGGAGTTTGGCGACCTGTTTGCCGATATCCGTACTGACGTCGATGTCGCCTTCGACCTTGAGGCCGTGTTCATCCTCGATGGCGTTGGTGGTCAGGCCGAGGTTCTTGAACGGGTCGTCGGTGTCGTGGTTCCAGTAGACGGGGATTCCCGCGCCGGATTCGGGGTATCGGCTGGCGAGGGTTTGGGAGAACGCGCCTTTGATGATCTTGTCGCCGCCGAGGTCGATGTTGTCGAACACGGCGGCGTATCCGGTGAATCCGGTTGGTTCGCCTTCCTCGTTGGTCAGGGCCTTGACCGGCGTGCGGATGGTCTTGGTCAGCATCATGGTTGTCCTTTCTCGGGTTCGTTGGCTGGCAGTTGGGCGTCTCCCCTGCTTTCGGTCTGCCCGTCGTTGGGGCTGGTTTGCCCTCCGATGAGCACGTTGAGCGGGGTGACGAGCCCGCTTCCTTCCTTGAGTTTTCGTCTGTTGAGGAGTTCGCGGGCTTCGTTGGTGGTGAAGATGGGTCTGCCTGTGGCGGTGACGAGTGCCTTGTATTGGGCTTCGGGGTCGCCGCGTAGTTGGGCGTCGCGGTCGAATTCGAGGTAGAGGCCCTTGTCGTAGGTCTGCAGTCTGTCGCGCAGGCACAGGTTCAGCGTCTGTTCGAATTGCACGATGTACGGGTCCAGGTAGGTGCCGTACAACATTTGCTTGAAGGCGCTGAGGTTGCTGAAGTTGCCTTCCCTGATGCCGATGATCTCGGGTGGGATGCCGTAGGCGTTGGCCACGTCGATCTTCACCTTGTCTCGGGCGTTGAGGTCGTCCACGTCGATGGGTTTGAAGCCGTTGAGCGTGGTGGCCTTCATGCCGTCGTCCAGGAGCATTCCGCCTCCGGCTCCGCTGCCGCCGCTGGTGAATTGCTTCATGCCGCGTTGGAAGCGTTCGCGGGTGGTGGAGTCGGGCCATGGCTTGTCGCGTTCGATGACGATGGGGCTTCGGATGCCGTGACGGTTGACCTCAGCGCGGTACTTCAGGCTGGCATCGTATTCATCGAGGATTTCCCGGAGTCGGCGGCGTTTGGGTTCTCCTTTGCCGCTGGCGAAGGCGTAGCCCACGTTCATGATGATGCCGTCCGTGTGGATGTCGAATTTCGTGGGGTTGGCGGGGTCGATCCACACCTTCGCGCCGGTGGGCTCGTCGAAATCATCGACGGTGGGTCGCCATCGGCGTGCGGGGATGCGTTTCAATCGCAGGCCATTGTCCGTCTGGTCGATGATGGCCAGGTACCGGTCGTCCAGCAGTCCGTCCTGGATGAGCGCGTACCAGAATGCGCTGGGTGGGATTGCGGGGTTTCCGCTCGGGTTGGCGACGAGCGTGGCCAATGGCCCCTCGCGCACCCGGATTCGGCTGCCGTCCGTCTCGCGTTTGTAGACCTTGAGGGGCAGGCTGCTGATCATGCGTGCGATGAAATCGGTGACTTCGCGCAATGGGTGGCTTTTCACGCCTTCGCCGTCCGGGGTGGCGTCGTAGGAGAGCAGGGGCTGGCCCGCGTCAACGACTTCGATGCCGTTGGATGCGGCCCAGTCGTTGAGCAGGCCGTTGTGGGCGAAATACAGGCCGGCCATCAGTCAGCCTCCGTAATCTGGATGAAGTCGATGCGTTCCTCGGGCAGGAGGATCAGGCCGTCGGCGCTGGTTTCGCCGGTGATGTTGTCCACGACGCTCGCGTTTTTGAGTTCCAGCCATTCGCAGGAGTAGGCGGCGAGTGTGCCGTGCCAGGTGACGTTGTCGATGCGGGCGACGATGCGTTTGCCGATGCATCGGCGCAGTGGGTGTCGTTCGAACATGCCGGTTCCTTTCGTCAGAAGGTGAGGAGGTCGTAGGTTTCGTATGCGCTGTGTTCGGGTTCAGGCGGCTCACAGGTTTCGAGCCCGTAGAGGGCCACGGTGATCGCCGCGACGCCGCTGATGTCCACGATCGATCTGCGCCGGTCCCATGCCTCGTTTTCGGCGATGACCTTGGTCACGCCGCCTTCGATGGCCTGGTCCACGAGCGGCTGTGGCGCGTGGATGAGCCGGTGTTCGCGCACCCGGTCTCGCAGGCGTCCGGTCGCGAGACCGATGTGGCTGCCGTCGATCTCATGGACGGTGAAGCCGAGCTGCTTCAGTGGTTCGATGAATTCCATGGCTGGGCAACCTTTGGATTGGATTGCCACCTCCCACATGCCGGATTCCTCGGCCAGATGCTGCATGTATTCGGGCACCCACATCAGGCCTTTGCGCCGTTCGCGCAGACTGACCACCGGGTTGCCGTTGGCATCGAGCACCGCTGCGGCGATCCAGCTGTGCGAGCGGTCCACGCTCACGTCGATTCCCCACACGGTGCGTGCACCGGTGGGGATTCGGATGTCGAATGGTTTTGCCAAGGTGTTCGTCCAATCGTTGACGTCGATGTAGCCCTCGACCTTCGCGGTGACCCATTGGCAGAGGTCTTCGGTCCGGTATCCGGCGTCGGTCATGCCGGGGATGTCGGCGAGCACGCCTTCCACCGTCTGCGAGCCGAATCCGATGCTGGGGTTGGATTGGAGTATCGCCTCCACGTCGTCTTTCGGGCAGTCGGGTTCGGCGCTCCATTCGAACAGCGCGAGCGAGCAGTCATGCCGGGCCGCGTATTCGGCGGCGTCCATGAGTCCTGATTCGACGGTGCGATGCCAGGCGTCGATGAATTCGATGGCCGCGTCACGCTGTTGAATGAGGACCACGCTGGTGCTGTCGCCCGCGTTGCTGATGCCCCACAATTGGCCGTTCCAGAAGCTCTTCATGGTCGGGCTCAATGCGTTCCATGCTGCCCAGTCCTTCTGCTCGCGCAGTTCGTCCATAATGACGCGGGCTGCCGGCTTGCCTCGCGCGTTCTTCGCGGCGCGGATCTCGTAGACGGCGAGTGCACGGCTTTTGATGTATTCCTTGCCGTTCGTGTCGCTCACTTTGGCGGTCGCGGCCTGCAGGGTGGGGATCGCGGCGGCCTGTTCCTCGATGGTCTCCGGCTGCGGGTCGCACCAGAGTTTCACGCTGTTCCATGGTTCTCGGGCGATGTCGAGGTTCTGCGCGGTGCCGACGATTTTAAATCTCAACGGGGGCACGCGGTCGGGGTGGCGTTGGCTGTCCACGTGCAGCCACCATGAGGCGAGCACGCTGGCCACCAGGGTCTTGCCGTTCTGCCGGCCGACGAGCACGATGATGCGCCGGTACCGGTAGGTGATCCCGTCCTCCAACAGCTCCAACGCGTGGATGAGCAGCCACTGCTGCCACGGGTAGAGTTCGATGTGCAGGATCTGGCGAGCGTAGTCGATGACCTCGAAGCCCAAGGATGTGTCCGGGGTGAGCTCGCGCAGCGGCTTCGTCCACAGCCTCGGTTCGGTGCGGCCGTAATGCTTCGACATGGCTGCTCCGATCCTCCCAGGTCTAGATGCCGAACTTGCGGCGACGGAACGCCGTGAGCTCGTCCACCGGCTCGCCGTCCGATTCGGCCGCTGCGGCGCCGGCGTACTCCTTGAGCTGTTTCCTCGCCGCGGGCGTCGCGCCGAGCTCTCGCAGCACGTTCATCAGGTGAGGCACCAGATACAGGGCCTTGGTGACCTCCTGCCCCTGGCCGTGGCGCAGCGCGTAGTCGATCTGCCGGGCCACCGCCCGTCCGGTCGCCACCAATGCGGAATCCGCGTCGGTGATGGCCAGCGCCTTGAGCGTCGCCTCATAGCTGGCGGTGATGCCCTCATGATCGCCAGGCTTGTCCAATAGGCGCATGCGTTTCTCGCTCAGGGACAGGCACGTGCTCATGGCCGCGGAATCACCCTTCTTGGCCAATGGGTATTCGATCCTGAACATGGCGTCGATGCGTTCCAGCTCGAGCTGGCGTTCGGTGTCGTAGTCCTTGCCCTTGCGCTTCTCGGCCAAGGCACGGCGTATCGCCGCCTCGGCCGACGTGACGGTCTTGAAACCAAGCTCGTCACGAATCCTCTGCAACGGTTCGGCGCCCATGAACATGTCAAGAGCCCGCTGATCCTTGGAAGCACTCATAATCAACCCCCAATCAGCCGAACTGGCGGCAAAACAACCCAATTACCAACCAAACAACCCGAGCCACCGGAAAACAACCGGAAAAGACCAGTAAAAATACGCCCCTCAGAAACGGCGGAATAAAGCCGATTCCGAGCCCTCGCGCGCGATAGGGTGGCCAGGTCAGGAGAGGGAGGAAAAGTGCGCGCGGGAGGGTGGGCCTACCGACATCGGTCTGCAAATCCGCACTCCCCTACCCCACCGGCGAGGCAATCACACACCCAACGACGTGTAAACGATCGCTCCGGACATGCGGAACGAGTCAAGCACCATGTCGATGTGCTCATTGCGCTCGCCGACATGCAGCACGGCGCTGGCGCGACGGCCACGGGCCGGACCGATGGGCGCGAAAGCTTCAAGCCTGCCTTGCTGCGCGGTCACCGATCGCAGGTGGCCGTTGTTGGCGATCGTTGGACGGAGCTTGGCCTTGCGCACGAGATGCCGGACGCTGTTGTATTCGGCGCGCACCGGTGCCATGTATCGGCCGATGATCAGTATCGTGCATGACGGATCCTCGTCGAGCATCATGGCCAATCGTTGGCAGATGCTGTGGTCGTTGTCCATGACGCAAGTCCTTTCGTATGTAGCTCATCACCACCAGGCGGGGATGACGTCGCCCAGATCGAGCCGAGGCTGGCCGGCGCCGCGCTCGCGGTTGCATTTGCGGTGTGAGTGGCGGAAGCCTGCGGGATCGTCCTGCAGGTCTGGATAGTCGCGCACCGGGTAATAATGGTCGAGCTCATGGCTCGCGTCCGTGGTGCCGGGCGGCACGCTGTAGTCGATGCGCTTGTGGCAGATCCAGCAATCGGCGGCGGGGCTTCCCTCGGAGTCCAGGCGCTTGCCTTCCTCGAAGAACGCCTGCTTGGCTTTCTCGAAAGCACGGTTATGCGTACGGTTGAAACTCATGCGCCGACCCTGAAGAATTTCGAGGAGATATACGAAAGGCCACCTCCATGATCTCATGGAAATGACCAACTATAGACATGTATACGTGGACAGTTCGCATTTGTCAAATCCCGTGAACAGATTCACCGATCACCCATCCTTGCGCACATGCGCTTGCCACACATCCCACACCAGGAACACCGGGCGCTCGCCGTCCATTCCCACCGGCTGGATAAGCCCGCGAGCGCCCCAATGTGAGATTGTGTTGCTCTTGATATCGATGCCCCATGGTTGTAGTAGGCGGCTGATTTCGGCTGCTGTTCCTCGTGATTCTCCGACTGCGAGTCTGAGCATGCTGGCGCGTTGGATGTCTTTGATGCGGTATTCTCCGGAGCATCTGTCGCATGCCTTGTACCCGGATTTAAGTTCGAGTTCGTCGCAGCGCAGTTCGAACCCGCAGGCTGGGCACCAGCCGATCATTTTGGTTTCCGGTGGCGGGTTGAGTGTGCGGTCGAGCCTGATGGCGGCCTGTCGGGTCAGTTCCACGATGGCGGGCATGTCGGGCCGGTTCAGGAGTCGTGGCTCGTAGCGCATGATGCCCTTGAGCAGTGAGACCGTGTCCATGTGCCGGTAGCGCAGGCCGATAGCCGTGGCCAGTGATTCGACGAGCCGGTCGATGTCCTGTCTGAGTTGCCATGCGCCCAGATTCAACGGGATCGGCGCCACGCTCCTCGTGCCGTGGCCGGAGTGGCGGGCCATCACGCTGGCCTTGCGTTCGGCGATCAGGCACAGCACCCCGTAACCGTCCGCCAGCGAGCGCAGGTCGTGGTGGAATCGTTTGGCGGTGGTGGTTGATGCCATGATGCCCCTCTGGTCTTGGTGGTGTGTTGGTTGCGTGTGGTTGGCATCAGGCCCGTGTCCATTGTCTCATGCCTGGTGTCGTCTTGCGGGTTCCCGTTGTCTAAATGAAAGTGCAACACCCGTTAGATTGGAAATTGCCTAGAAAACCAGTCCGAAGGGATGTCGC